TATCCCAGTCCAAACGACCATCACTATACCACACCATGTTAAATATGTTTTCGTGTAATGCTACTCGATCTTCAGGTTCAAACCCAAAAAAGGTCGGCCGCAACAGGAAATGGAGTGATGAAGGTGCTCCCATCTTCACCTTCAAATTCATAATTAAAATCTAAACCAGGAGCATTTTTAATGTAATACTCTCGAAATTGTTTGGCATCTCGTGCTAAAAATTCATAGCGAATAAAAGATTCAATATCTGTTTTTACTCTAGAACCATTTACTTCTGTTAACATGTATTTCATGAGTTCTGATATTACCATTCCTTCTTTCATTCGTACATTGTAGGTAAATTTCAATTTGTTTGAACCAAATTCATATTCAAACTCACCGTTTTCATCTGGCGTTAGTGCAAATGGTTTATGCAAAATTTTAGTTAAATCAACTTCTCGTTCTAAAGTTGTTTTGGTTTTTGGATCTAAAATAGTTACTGGATATTCGGGGCCATATGATACAATTCTAGAAGCAATTATCAATGCATCTCGATCTGTACTTGCAACGTCGGTAACTGTTACGGGTGATAAAACAATTGATTCTAACAATTTATCAAACATGACACCGGATTGCATATATGATGTATTTGTTAAAATATCTTCATCATACGCAGTCATGTAACGTATTTCTATTTTACCATCGCGCAACGGACTAGATTCTGGATAAATCAATCCTTTACTTGGTAATTCTACTATGATGCTAGGCAATTTGTTGCGTTGTTTGTTTTCATATTGCTGCCGTGCAATATTAACAATGTCTTGATTAGCTAAACGCGTTGTGACTTTACTCATTTTATCCTTTATAACTCAATTAAAAAGGGGGCTTTCGCCCCCATATATACTTTCTTAGAAATTTAAGAATGCCCAATCATATCGAATTGTTAATTCAAGTTCTTGTACGGCATCACTACCCCAATCAAACGATCCAAATGCAGCATCGGTAATAAATGCCCCATTCAATGTCCATTCTTCAATAACTTCACCTAATGGAGAAAGTTGTTGCAATCCAATGGTTTTTTTGTAGAATGAAGAATATCCATCTCGACCCGTTGCAGATTCATGATGCAAACGAACCCATTCCATTACTGATTGTGCACCAGATGGAACAATTGCATCATAAAGTGTCATGGTAATGGTACTCCATTCTGATTTACCTTTAACATAACGCTTAATATTAATCATATCTAATGCAACTTCTCCGTTTGAAATAGAAGGTTTGCCAGATGCTTTAACAAGATGCGATGGAATATCATTAACAGTCAATATAAATTGATGCTGCCTTTTTGGTTCCCAGTCAAATGCTTTGTTAAACATTTGTTGATCTGATGCATATCCTAGCCCCGTATTTCTAAAATCAAATAATGCCATGTTTATTTCCTATTTTTTTATTATAAATATCAACAATACAAAAAAATCAATTTATTTTGTTTCAATTTTATTATCCAGGAAATGATGCACCCGTAGGTTGAATATTAAAATCTAATATAATAAATTCAGCCGTACGAGTCGGTTGCAAAAATATTTGACCATACAATATATTTTGATCAATTACATCTGGCGTATTATTTGTATCATCCATTATCACTCGAAATGCAAACAATCCTTGATCAGCTTTAACATCTTCCATAAATGGATTAACGATACTCAAAAATCTGCTACGAGTTGCATTGGTGTTTTGTTCAAATATTAAAAATTTAGTTGACGATGCAATGAATTTTTTAACGGTAATTAATAATCGTCTAACGTTGATTCGATCCAATGCGCTTGGTCGTGCTTGCAATGTTTTTTGTCCAAAAACTACAACACCATTATTAACAAAGTTTGCAATTGGATTGACTCGAGCAGCATACAATGTATCTCGATCTGATTGAGTTAATTTTTTATATGTATCTGTTACCGTAGTTAATCCGCCTCGATTTAACCCCGCAGGTGCATACCATGCAGCGTTGGTTGAATCATTGAATGCTAATACGCCCCCAATCATTGTAGATGGTGGTACCCATAATGGTTGATTGTTTCCAGGATTCAAAATACGAAGCCATGGCCAATATGTTGCTGAATAATTGCTATCAATTGAAGTCACTTGATTAACAACGGCTAACAATGTATCATTGATTGCATTTGAATCCATAACATAAAATGTGTCTTGGCGATTGGTTACCATGGTTCTAGCAGTAGATGTTACAGGTGAATGCAAACTATCGATAATACCTGGTGTTAACAATAAATTCATGTCATAATAATCGGTATTGCTTAACAATGTAAATGCTTTATTGTATGCCGTAAATCCGGTGCTTGTTGATGTTGAACAATCAAATCCAAATGTGTTTGTAGCAGTAATATATTGTCCTGAATATTTTTTCTGATTTGGTTTTGCACCATCAAATCCTCCTTGGAACGGAACAATAAATTTACGAACAGCCAACTTAACATTGGATGATATTGTACCAGCAACTAATGAACTTTGAATAGAGCCCGTATACGGTGCTATTGCTGTTGGAAATGCTATGGCAGCAGATTGACTTACGTTACCTAAATAAAAATCAACGTTGCTACCAGTATTTGAACCAGATGACACAAGCGGTGCCATAAAGTTTAAGTTGTTACTTTTGGTAAAATCAAATCCAAAATAAGTTGATTCGGAATTTGTACTAGTTACCATTGATGCAGTTTCTAAAATAAAATTGCCGGACAATTCAGGTATTGGTGAATTCAATGCACGGAAACCAAATGGTACTAATGATGATGCATATGTTTTATTTGACACACCTAAATCAACTTCTACTCGAATAAATTTTGATAAATTCGGATAATCTCCTGATACAATTAATTCGTTTGAATTGTTAATTGTTTGATAACGATCTCCAATTTTACGTGCAATGTAATTAGGCGATGCTGGATTCAAATTGCAATTTTCAAATATTTCTACAATCTCCGGCAATGAATCAACATCTTGAGATGCATATGGAGCATTTACAATTTGTGGTGATGCGGTATTAATTCTTCGTACTATTACAGCAAATGAACCATATCCATCTGGATCGCCTGTTTCTGTAGCTGTTCTTATATCAGCAATTCCAATTTTTGTTTCAAAATTTACAGATGTACCATGTGATAATGTATGAAATCTAAATAAGTTAAATGTAGTACTGCTACCTATTTGTTGTGATGTAATGTAAGGTGTTGATGCTACATTGTAATCTTGCAAAAATTCATAATTGTTAATAATTTGCAATGACATTGTAACTTTAGTAATATCTGCAAATAATGAATTAGCCGTTCTGTTTTCATATTGAACATAAACTGGATATGAATTTGATAATGGAGATTTTCCAAAAACTGTTGTAATATAATTGTTATCTGTACTAACAATTGATGCTGATATATTTGCTGTTTGTGTAAATGCACCAGTAAATCCAATTGCCGAATCGGCTACAGCCGCATATGAACCGGATACTGTTATTGCAAACGTACCATTAGTTCCGGAACTAAGCAAAGATGATTGAAACACGTTAGTAGCACCATCAGTTGTTACTGGTCGAGTTGGATGTAATATGTGCGTTGCATATTTTACAGATGAAGATTCAGCACATATTGCTAAAGCACCATTGGTTAATTTATATCCATCTTCATACAATAAACGTGTTACTGTAATTACATTCCCGCCTTTATCTAAATAATCTTTAACTGCAAATGGTACATATGAATCCGTAGTATAAGATCCAAATATTGATGTAAAATCTGCCCATGATGATATTCGGGTAGGAACTAATGCTGGCCCCTTTACTGTAGATCCGATTATTGCTGCGCCAATTCGGGCAACTGCACCTGGTAAAAACGATTGATCGATCTCTTTTGTAAATACCCCAGGCGATATTATTCTTTCTGCCATTTAAACTCCTATAATTTTCTTATAAATATAAACATCATCTGCCAAACCTTAGGCAGTTGGAGTAAATGTTCCTTGAACAATATTTATTTCGCCATCGCCGTAACGTTCTCGCATTTTTTCTAATAACGCTTGTTCTTGTTTTTGCAAGTCGCTAAACATTTGTATGTATTTTGCACGTTCTGCCTCTAACAAATCAAACCGCTGTTTTAATGAATATTCTTCTAGATATATATTACCCAATGTTTGCGAATTTTTTGCAAACGCATCGCGCAATTCAGTAATCATATCCATATGTTCTTTATCTAATTTTCGAGTCATAAATAACCTTTTCTTGATATTATAATGAAAATAATTAAATTATCCAAGCATTTCTGTTTTTGCAATATCAAGAGACAATGTATCTACTATAAGCATATCTCCATCTACGATAAAATCTTCCCGTTTAGTTAATGTGATGCCTGCCATTGTATCTTTTTAATAAATATTGTTATACTACATACCATTCATTGGATGGTCTAAATTTCATTGTCCAATATGCGGAGTTAATAGTGTTTTGGTAATATGCATGACCTAAAATTCTAACATATTCTCCTGGTGTTGTAGGGGTAACTGTCGACATTGTGGTTCCATTACTACCTCTAATATATATCGGTAATCCATTGTCAATAAATTGAACTACCGGAGTATCGGTATATGTACCATCATTCACTGTAATTGATCCTTCTAAAATAACTTTAGGGCTAACACCAGTTTCTGCACATATTCCTAAAAGTTTAGAGCAATTATCAGTTCCCTGAGTAACTTGATACCACATACCATCTGTTTCTAAGTATATTAAATCAAATTGATTTACAGTTCCATCTAATATTGCTTCTATTACTTCTCCTTCATAATTAAAATTACCTATTGTTGGTACATCTGAAAATGCCTCTTGGGTGCTTGCATCAATGAATTTTTTTAGATATGTATATGCTTCTATTTTGAACTCAAGGGCCTGTGCATCCCAATTAAAAACTGCAGTGTTTGATGAATCTAGTAATGATCTAGTACCCCAATTAAGAGATGTATTACCTAATGAATCATATAAGAAGCTATTTTGCCAATCAATTGAAGATCCTGCAGATTGATAATTTGCAGTTCTAGAAAGAGCATCTATACTTAGAAAGCCTGATGTGTCATATATATTTCGAGAAGTGCCTGTTAATTCAATAGCAGTTGCCGTTGCAGCTACAAATGGATTATATGTTTGAACACTAAATGATCCAGTTACTCCTAATGAACCCGTAATCTCCGTACTTCCCGTTACTTGTACAGTATTACCATGGGCAACTAGCAGGTTGCTTCGATTACTAACATCTGCACCGTTACCTACAACAAATGAAGAAGGATCGGATATAGGTACATTGTATTGACCTGTTACATGTTGG